AAGCCGTTGTAGACATCGATGTGGGCGCAAAAGACCGTTTAAAAGCAGCCGAGCTTCTTGGTAAACGTCATGCGCTGTTCACTGATAAAGTCGATTTACAAACGGGCGATATTGTGATTAAGGTTGGTGAGTGGGATGCAGACGAAGAAACGTAATATCGTTTTAGAGTTTAACTTCCCGTCAAGAGTTTTTAACAAATCGTTTTATGATCGATTGGTGGATTATTCTAAATTCACCGAGGTTTATTGGGGCGGCGCTTCATCTGGCAAAAGTCACGGTGTCGTTCAAAAGGTTGTTTTTAAAGCATGTCAAAGATGGAAGAAACCAAGAAAGATTTTATTTACAAGAAAAGTAGGGCGTAGCTTAAAAGACTCTATTTTCGAGGATGTGAAAGCGTGTCTTTCTGATTGGGGACTGCTAGACAAGTGTAAAGTAAATAACACTGATTTTAGAATCACGTTACCAAACGGCGCAGAGTTTCTTTTCAAGGGAATGGATGACCCAGAGAAAATAAAATCCATCAAAGGGCTGTCTGACGTCGTGATGGAAGAAGCAACAGAATTTACACTAGAAGATTATACACAGCTTACTTTGCGTTTACGTGAACGTAAGCATGTGAAACGTCAAATCTTTTTAATGTTTAACCCAGTTTCTAAACTGAACTGGGTATATAAATCTTTCTTTGATGAGGAAGCAGAAGTCGATCAACGAAGAACGGGTATTTATCACAGCACCTATAAAGACAATCGGTTTCTTGATAGTGAAAATAAAAAGGTGATTGAGGATTTAGCCAAACGAAACCCAGCGTATTATCGCATATATGCTTTAGGAGAATTTGCTACGCTAGATAAACTTGTATTTCCAAACTATCAGAGAAAACGATTAGACAAGCACGACGAACTGTTAAGACAGATTGATTCAGATTTTGGCTTAGACTTTGGGTATGTAAACGACCCTTCCGCTTTTGTGCATGCAAAGGTAGACGAGAAGAACAAACGTATTTATGTTCTTGAAGAATACGTCAAAAAAGGCTTGCTGAATGATGAAATCTCAACGGTTATTAAAGATTTAGGCTATGCAAAAGAAGTTATCACTGCAGATTCAGCTGAAAAGAAATCTATTGCAGAAATCAAGAAGAACGGAATTACTAGAATACGTGCAGCTAAGAAAGGCCCTGATTCAATACGACAGGGGCTTTCTTTTTTATTGCAATATGAGCTAATCGTAGACGATCGTTGCGTAAAACTGATTGAGGAATTAGAAAACTACACATGGGCTAAAGACAAGAAAACAGGGGAGTATACCAATGAACCTATTGATAGCTATAATCACGTGATAGATGCTTTACGATACGCAGTAGAACATCGTAGTAAAAAAGCACGAGGAATTAAGCTACAGAGCGTGAAGGGGGTTATTTAATGACAGAAAAAGTAAGTAGACCAAATACTGAAAGTAAAATACGTGAATTCGTTGACCTTTTAGGAAATCGTGTCTTTTATTGTGATAAAAACGCAAAGATTGACGAACGCTTGGTGGATAAATACATCAATAAGCATCGGAAATTAATTGGGTTTTACGAAGAATTAGAAAAGCTCTACAACGGTCAACATGATATTTATTA